AAGGGATCAATCTTGCTAATAATCTTCGCCACAAGTGCAGTCCGTACGTCTTTAGCTTCCTTCTTCTTAAGTCCCGCGATTAGGTTACTGACTAAGTCGGTGCCTAGTTTGCGCGTCTCAGCCCGTACTTTCCTATCGGCCCTAGATAACCCCGTGCTTTCCTCAAGATAGGCTAATTGCTTAGCCGATGCTGTTGCTGCCTCAACGCCGCGCTTCCAAATCCATTCATAATTAGGATTAGGTTTAGTCCCTGATTCGCCTGTTGCAACAGACGCCGCGTCTACAATCTCAGCGGCAAAACAATCAGAGCGGAAACCCTCAACGAATACCCTTTCGTAAAAGGCCAGAGATTTCTTCGCCGCTTTTGCCTTGAGTTTAGCGGCATCGGTAGCAAGCATATTGATATCCGTCTTAGCAGTATCAGTTAGTTTAGAAATTAACATCATGTGAAATATCCTTGTGCACATATGTACACAGTAAAAGTAAACCACGTTAACCGTGGGTGTTCCTGTCTGGAACGATTACTAAGCTACACCAAGGAGTTTGTGTAGTCAAATCTAAATAAAAATACCAATGAAATCAATGGCTTACACTGCTTGGATTTGGGCATTCACCACGTTTGAACGTGGCCTTTCTGGGCTGGACATGGCTGGGCATGACCCCACCTAGGGGGTATGCACCGCTTCTCTCATAGGCGTACACACGTACATATACATATTATTTCACTCAAATAAATTAGGTTTTTTATCCAAAATGACCCCCACCCCCTGCTTTTACTGCCCCTTTGCTTCACACCCCACCCCTATGTTTCACGTGGAACACCCCCCTTTGAGTCCCGGCCTTTCTTGCTAAAAATTTTTTTCTTTCTTATACTGCGCCCCTAACGGCTATTAGCTTGCAAACGGTATACAAAACATGACGTTAGCCCTCACCCCAGAGTTTGGTATAGAAATCCCTGAGAATATAAGTTACACAGATTTGTGTGCCAGAGCTGAAGCTGCGTGTGAAACAATTAAGGAGCTGGAAGATCACGGGCTAGTCATTTCTCCCACTGATCAGGACAACAATGTAGCTTCTACGTTGGTGGCATCTTACGCAAAGGATGTAGAGAAGACTTCCAAGACAGTCACTAATGCCCGGATGTCGGCTATGACCCCAGCCTCGTTGGTGCAAACCAATGCCATACTAAAAGAGTTTGGGCAGCTCGTAGCTGAGCACGCTGCGGAAATCAGGAATATGGTGGTTAACAAACTTATTCTTGAGACTGAAAGCAAGAAAGACAGCACCAGGATGCAAGCACTCATTAGTTTGGGCAAGATGACCGATGTAGGGCTGTTCACTGACCGTAAAGAAATAACAGTAACCCACCAGAATTCAGCGGAACTTCGGCAGAAGTTGCAGGATAAACTGGAAGTGTTGAAGCAAAACACCAGTGGGGTGTACGAAGTGGTTGATGAAGACATCCCAGAATGACCGAAACTGCGAGTACCCCTACCTCTGAGCAGTTTTCCCGTGAAGATATTCAGCTAATGCTGGACAACATTGATACGTATAGTGAGCAGGAACAGGAAGAACTGCACAAGATACTGGATGGCATCGAACAGCAAACACGTATTGAAGCCGCCTACCTTGATCTGATTGAGTTTTGTAAGCTTATGCAAGCCGATTACAAAGTCGGTAGGCATCATAGGCTACTTGCTAATTTGTTAATGGAGATAGAACAGGGTCGTGCTTACGATGAAGAAGGCACGCCATTGCCGGAAACAGGCAAAGACCGGATATGTGTCAATATTCCCCCACGGCATGGCAAGTCTCAGCTAGTTTCTATCTATTTCCCCGCGTGGTTCCTGGGGCGTAATCCTGATAAAAAAGTTATGATGGTGTCGCATACTACTGATTTAGCTGTAGATTTTGGTCGTAAGGTACGTAATCTTATTTCCACACCAGAGTATCAAAAGATTTTTCCCACTGTGAAACTGGCGTTAGACTCCAAGTCAGCAGGACGGTGGAACACGAGTGTGGGTGGTGAGTACTACGCTTGTGGTATAGGCAGTTCAATCGCAGGACGGGGTGCGCACTTATTGCTTATTGATGATCCTCATTCTGAGCAGGATGTTTTAAGTGGGAACTTTGATGTATTCGATAGAGCCTATGAGTGGTTTACCTTTGGTGCTCGTACTCGTCTGATGCCTGGAGGTCGTGTAGCTATTGTACAAACACGTTGGCACCTTGATGATTTGACGGGGCGCGTGGTGCGGGACATGTCACAGAACGAACAGGCTGATCAGTATGAGATTGTAGAGTTCCCGGCAATACTGGAAGTCAACAAAGAAGTCATTAAGAAAAAGAAAGGCAAAAAGGTAAAGGAAATAAAAGTTGTAGAAAAACCTTTGTGGCCTGAGTTTTTTAATTTGGATGCATTGGCCCGTACTAAAGCGTCAATGCCTTTGTTTCAGTGGAATGCCCAGTACCAACAGAATCCCACAGCTGAAGAAGCGGCGTTAGTAAAACGGGAGTGGTGGCAGGAATGGAAAGAGGAACGACCACCTGAGTGTGAGTATTTAATTATGTCCCTGGATGCGGCAGCAGAAACTCATAATCGTGCCGACTATACTGCCATTACTACGTGGGGAGTTTTTCTTAATGAGGAAGATAATTGCCATTGCATTATTTTGCTTAACTCCATAAAGAAACGGGTAGAGTTTCCCGAACTTAAAAAGTTAGCCCAAGAAGAATATGAGGAATGGAATCCTGATGCGTTTATTGTAGAAAAGAAAAGTAATGGTACACCGCTGTACCAAGAATTACGCAGGACAGGTATGATGGTGCAGGAGTATACTCCTCACCGGGGAAGTGGCGATAAGACAGCACGTTTAAATTCTGTTGCAGATATTGTAAGTTCAGGATTGTGTTGGGTTCCTCAAACTCGTTGGGCAGAAGAACTTGTGGATGAAGTAGCAGGTTTTCCTTTTATGCCTCACGATGACTTAGTCGATTCTACCGTTATGGCATTAATGCGATTTAGACAAGGGGGGTTCGTTACTCTCCCTACTGACGAACCAGAAGAACAACGATTTTTTAAACAGCGTAGGGGTGGGTATTATTAGCGTTCAAGAATCTTCTGATGAAACTGAAAGTTATGGGTTGGGGAATGATCAACAACGAGTAGTAGAAAGACTTGCTACTTGCAATAACTGCCCTAGACTGATTAAAGCGGTACAAGTGTGTAAAGAGTGTGGATGTTTTATGCCAGCAAAAGTATGGCTAATGAAGCAACGATGTCCCCTTAATAAATGGGCGGCGATTGAGGAATGAACAATGGCTATTGAAAGAAGCTTATATACCCCACCTTTAAGTGTAGAAGATGATGCAGTCGGGGATGTCCTTGAGATTGAACTTGAGGTTCCTGAAGTAAGCCTGTTGGATGACGGTGGTGCAGAGATAACTCTGGTGGAAGAAGTTGCCACTTTAACCAGTGCACCCTTTGATGCCAACCTTGCAGAATATTTAGATAATGGTCAGCTTGTGGAGTTATCTACCGAGTTAGTAGCGGCGGTGGAATCAGATACCCAGAGTCGTAAAGAGTGGGCAGATACTTTTGTTAAGGGGCTGGAAGTTCTTGGTTTTAGTTACGAGAACAGGACTGAGCCGTGGGAAGACGCTTGTGGCGTATACAGTACTGTATTAGCAGAAGCAGCTATAAGATTTCAAGCTGAAGCTATGAGTGAAACATTCCCTGCCGCTGGCCCTGTTAAAACCCAAATACTGGGGGAAATAACTCAAGACAAAGAAGACGCAGCACTACGTGTTAGAACGGATATGAACTATGAGCTTACGGATGTCATGGTGGAGTATCGCCCTGAACATGAGCGGATGCTCTATAGTTTGGGATTAGCAGGGTCAGCGTTTAAGAAAATTTACTTTGATCCAAGTTTGGATCGCCAGGTTGCTCTATACGTTCCTGCTGAAGATATGATTGTGCCTTATGGTGCGTCTAATCTGGAAACCGCCGAACGTGTTACTCATGTAATGCGTAAAACCAAGAACGAAATGGTGAAGCTACAGGCAGCGGGGTTTTACAGAAATGTAGAGTTAGGAGAACCTGTTACTTTTTTTACTGATATTGAGGAAGAAAAAGCCAGAGAAGGTGGGTTTTCTTTAAATTCGGATGATCGTTACACGTTATACGAAGTACATGCTGATTTAGTGCTTGATGAAGTAGACGAAGCGGAACGGGAAGACCCGCGAGGCATGGGATTAGCACGCAGAGAGCAGTCTGATGATCGAGATGAGCTGCAAATAGCTAAACCTTACGTAGTTACCATCGAACAAGGCACTGGCACAGTCCTTGCAATACGCAGAAACTGGAATCCTGACGATCCTTTGACACTTAAACGTCAACATTTTGTACATTATGTGTATGTTCCGGGGTTTGGCTTCTATGGTCTTGGTTTAATTCACATTATTGGTGGGTATGCACGGGCTGGAAC